GTGAGCGTCAACGCGGGGTCCTCATGCAGGCAGCCTTGGTGGAGCAGGACGGCAATATTAATATAACTTAGTTTACTTAGATCATTATCCAACAACATTTCACTGAGCCGCCGCACGGCCTCAAAAAACGTGTAGTCGCGGCCCCAGATCCGTGTGAGGGCCAACTCAATGTTCTTGACCGCCGCCCTCGTAAAGAGTAGATGCCGGGGCTTATCGAGCGTGACATCTACCAACGGAATGATCGAAGGCATACAATACTTTCTATGCTTGCATCATACATATGATGTCAGTATAATAAATGCCTATGAAGCGTATAACCGTCATGCTAAGTCTTCCACAATTTCAGGCACTGACGACTCTGGCCAAACGACACGGCCTTTCCTTTTCTGAGATGTTGCGGAGGGTCATAGATGCCTATTTAGAACAGCATAAAGATGCGTAGGCTCAACCCCCGCTTGGGTTATCTAAGCCAGGGTACGCTCTGGTATGTTTTGCTACGTTAAGCTCTGACAAGCTTTGCTCTGTTAGGTTTCGTTTTGTTTCGCTAGGCCAGGCTATGCTCCTTGTGTCGCCGCCAGCTTATAGATTTTAGGCTTTGCCCTGTTAGGTTAGGCTCCGTTGCGCTGCGATCTGCTAGGCTTCGATGCGCTACTCTGTGATGCGTTCAGCTTGGCTGCGTTGTGCTCCGGTTGCCTCTGTTGTGTAAAGCTTGGTTCAGCTCCGTTGTGTTATGCTGAGCTTGGTTATGCTATGCCCTTATGCGTTCGGTCCCGCTACGCTAGGCTTCACTAAGTCGTGCTCTGCTTTGTTTAGGTACATTTTATGCTCTATGATGAATCCCACTATGCCAGCCCCTATTGGCGGACTATTCGTGCGCAGTGCCTTGCCCGTGATAATTACCGCTGCCGTCTCTGTAATAGCGATGAGACATTACAAGCCCATCACCGCACCTATGAACGCTTCGGAAAGGAGGAGCTAAACGACCTAACAACGCTCTGTGTCCCCTGTCATGACCTTGTGACGGATCACCAACGTCGTCTCCGCTACACAACGAGGGAGTTACCACCTGTGCAAGAGGTGGCACCGCCTCATGTTGTGCATATGTTTGGCTCCTCCTATCAGGAGATTGCTTGTGAAACAGACTGCGAAATACCATCTCGAAGGCGTGGCCCCACTCTTGATGCACAATGGGCAATTGTCCGATCCGCTCAATCAATGGACCAAAGCTATCAAAAAGATCACGGACAAACGCAAGAAGACGGAAGCCGATCACGAAGAAATCGGACACCTGGAATGGCTGGGCAGCCTTTATCTGCACAATGGCCAACCGTGCATTCCGCGCGAAGCGATCAAAGCTACACTCCTGCGTGCAGCGATGACTCTCAAAAAAGGCCCCAAGGTGAAACCGGGCCTTGTGGCTGAAGAACACGCCACACTTCTCTACGATGGTCCCTCTGATCCGCAGACGCTGTACCAAGATGCCGACTTTATCTATCGCACGACGAAGAGTATGCGCGGCCAACGCGTACTGCGTACTCGTCCGATCTTCTTTCCCTGGAGTACGCAAATCCAACTCGCCTTTAACGACGAGCTGTTGAATCCCGGCGAAGTGGATGAGTTGGTTGTCATTGCCGGGACGAGTATTGGCATCTTGGAAGAACGGCCCGAATATGGGCGGTTCACGATGCATAAACTCTAAGCCAGGCTACATTCCCTTGTGCCAAGTCGGGCTGCGGCTTGCTCCGGTGAGCTGCGGCTCAACAGGCACGAGGGCCACAATGGAGGGCATTAGACCGGCTCCTCGGTTTTGAGCACTGGCGCATCGGCCGCAAGGCCCACACTGGCCGCCTCGGGGTTGTTCACATGGATGAGCGCGGTGTCGCCAATGGGGACGACGCCGGCGCCGAGGTCGGCATCCACGCCGACGCTCACCGTACTATCGCCCATGGCGCCTGCGACCACCCACGCACTCGTGGCATCAATGGGCTCGATCGTACAGGTCCCCTCGACGCTCCACTGCGCCTCCCCGTCCACCTGCGCGGGAGCGCCCCCGGCCGTCAGCGGCGCAATGGCGAGTCGGCATTTCTCTTCGGTCGTGAGGGTCACTTCAATCGGCATGCTGCCTCCTGTGGTGGTCTGCACCGGCCCGACATGCCAGCGGAGACTGGGCGCGGCCGGGGCCGTCATGACCACCTGGTCAATGTGAATCGTCTCAATCGTAATGGTCATGCTCATGCAAAAGTAATAGCCCCATCTACAGTCAGTTCAAATTCGAGCGGCAGCGCGCCATTGACCGGCGCGGACGGAATGCGGTAGCGCGTCACGAACGCATTAAAACTCCAGGTCGTGGCGCCGACATTCGGGAACCGGACAGTAAACGCGGTAGAAACGCGGTTAATCATCGCCGTCCGCAGGGCCACATGTTGCGCATTGGCGGGCACAAAGTTCGCGGACACGCGGATCGTGCCACCATCGAGCAGGGTAGGAATCTTACTCGCCCAATTCCCACCATCATGCGCACTGACATCGACCACATTGAACTGGGCACCGACTTCCGACAGGTTGGTGACTTCGGGGACAGGGGTCCCCGCCATGTTGAGGACTATGCCTGTTGCGGCAATTGCTTGAGTAGGAATTTTAGTACCCTTTCAAAAGCCCTACGCCAAAATAGGCGCGTCGGGGAATTCAAAAGTCACTTGCGCCGTCAGTGCCCCCGCCATGGGGGCCTGATCTCTCCACCCAACACAGTACCCTGAGAACCACCAAGTTGTCTTAGTAGCATTAGGCAGTACCAGAAGATACGGACGGCGCGTGCGGGTTTCCATCAGATGAATGAGGCCCGTGACTGTGCCATGCGTGGGATGTTCGGGAACATGGTTGACAACGAGCCGCATACTGTTGTTGGACAGCATGGTAGGAATTTGCGAGCCCCAGCCACCGATCCCGTCGTGCGCACTTACGTCTATGACCGAGGCCATAATGCCCGCGTCCTGGATGTCCGTCACTTCCGCAATCGTGGCATAGGTACTATCGAGGGTGAAGACGCCGCCCGACGTGTACGCGCCGTTCCCCACTGAGCCCCGGAGCCGGGCAGTCGTGGGCGTCACAGCCTCGGCAATCCAGGTGCCATTCGCCCCGGTATTTCCGGCGACGTTCGTGACCGTCACTTTGGAGACATCGACAATGCCGTGCACGGCACTCGTGGTAACGACAATCGGTGTGGCGTTGGTGGCGGCGGTAATATTCAACACGGCCGCAATACCATCGCCAAGACGCAAGGCGATGCCGAATGCTGATCTGGCTTGGGTGGGCATATGTTACGCCCCCGCAGGCGCTGGTTGGACCGGGACGGGCTCGTCGTCTGGGGCGGGCTCCTCGTCAGGCTCTGGCTCAGGGGGCGGAAACGGCGATGGGGGCTCTCCCGCGGCGATGGCCGCTTGCAAGCGGGTACAGTGCGCGATGTGGGCATCCATCCGGGCTTGCAGCAGGGTATCGTAGCCACAGGCAGGACAGCGAAATTGGATAAGCCCTGACCAGGATTCCGAGCGGTAGGGGGCGTCTTCCATGGTGCGCGACCTCCAGAAACACGAAACCGCCGACAGAAACGCAGCAACAAGGTGCTACGAAACTCTGCGGCGGTATGTGTTACCTGAAAGCCATCTCAGGCGACCAGTGACTACCGGTATGATGATTTAAATCCCTTGCAGGGAACAGCAGCTTATGAACGGCGGCATGTGCCACCCAAAGGCGTTTCAATCCCTTCCTTTCAATCCCTTCCAGGGTACCATGACTCTAGCACACCTGGCTCACAGGAACCAGCCCAAAACTGCAGGCCACGTCTTACACCACAAAGGCCATATTTTCCACCGCAAACTGCACCTGATAGGCGCCGTACCGCGTGCCTCCCTCCCACGACCACCGAAATTGAATGACGCGGTATTCGTGCCGCAAGTTGGGTTCAATCATCTGCGTATCGGCAGGCTGAAGCAGCCATGTCACGGTCGTCACCGCGGGCGGGCCGACGTCAGTAACAACGGTCACATCGTTCGCATTCAGTGTATTCTGGCTCGTGCGCCCATTAACGATGAGGCCACTGGCCACATCGTAATAGGTGAGCGTCAGCGTATCGAGCACACCGATAGGAATTGCCCCGCCACTTTCACTAAGCAGCGTAAAGGTATAGATGCCGGTCGTGCCTTCCAAAAGTGTGGCGGGGAGCAAGGGTATGTCAGCCATAGGAATCACCTTAAAAGAGGAGTTTGCCCGAGACCCGTGCGGCGCAAGCCCATGACGCTCGTGGTGGCATGGGTCAAGGCCCCCTGGGCGCCTCGAACGACTTCAGGGACAGGAATACTTATCGCTTCCGCCATGACGGTCTGCGCGGCTTGCACGAGTAGCCCCGTCGCAGTCAGGGCGATGACCCCCTGACTCACAAGAGTCTGCGGCTCCTGACTGATGGTTGCCGTCCCGCCGAGCACCAGGATACCTGCGGCGGCGAGGCTCTGCGCCTCCTGGCTGACCGTCGCCGTGCCAAGAAGCCGCAGGGCACCCGTGGCGGCGAGGCTCTGCGCTTCCTGGCTGAGGGTTGCCATCCCAACGAGTCGCAGGCTACCCGTCGCCACACTGCTCTGGGCCTCCTGCGTCAGGAGCGCGGCGCCCGAGGCCGGATTTATCAGGAAGCTTGTACTACTGAGGCTCTGAGCAGCCTGTGTGACCGCCACGCCGCCCGCAATGGCGAGGGCCCCCGTACTCGTCCCCGTTTGATCGGCCTGACTGAGTGCGACAGTCCCGGTGAGAAGCGCCACCGCCGTACTAGTAAGCGTCTGAGCGGCCTGGAGGACTGTAACACTCGCGCCAACGACAAGCGTGCCGGTACTACTCGCTATCTGTGCGGCTTGCGTCACTGTGAGCGTGCCTGCCACAGACAGCGCTCCGGTACTACTGCTCACCTGTGGTGCCTGACTGACCGTGACACTTCCCGTCAGCCCCAGGACACCCGTGCTCGTCAGACTCTGCGGGGCCTGGGTGAGCGCAGCGCTCCCTTGCAGCGCCGTGCCGCCGGTACTCGTCACCGTCTGGGCGGCCTGCGTCAGGCTGGTCGTCGCGGCAAGCCACAGCGCTCCCGTACTGGCGAGCGTCTGCGCCGCCTGGGCGAGACTGCTCGTGCCCGCCAGCGGCAACACGCCCGTACTCACAAG